GCATAGCATCTACCTCTCGCTTTGCAATCCAATAGTATTCTGGTGGATCATCTGGTGGAGTATATCCCTTAGGTTCGTTACCAGTAATCCTAGAATCCTTCTCGGGTGGTTCAGATTCATCAGATAGGCTTGCTTCGTATCTCTCTGGATCAAAGACAGGACCCTTGATTGGTGTAGGTAATACTACCTGTTCTGTATCCGTAGGTATAAAGGAATCATAACTATAGTCTACAGATAGACCATCTGTATGTATTATACCTGCTGCCAAATCTTTTTGATATTTTGTTTCTTCTTCAGACGCATCAGGTATAAGTCTACTTAATTCTTCAAGCAGTCTAAAAAACTCCCCTGAATCTCCATCTTTATGTGCATCAAATATATCCTCTACAGATTCTGAGTACTCTGCAATATCAGGATTAGCTAACACATCTTGAGCTAAGCTAGCTATTGTTGGCATCCGACTCTGCTTTTGTAGTTCTTTAATAGCCTCAGCTTGTTCATCAAACTTGTTCTGTATACCGTCTTGTATTTGATTGATAGTAATAAGATCCTCTTTCTCCTTTTGATCCTTCTTATATTTTTCCTTCATTGTAGACTGTATAGCACCATAAACAGCATTCCACGCCCTAGATTCTAAGGCAGCCTCGGAATTCTCTAGTCCTACTACGCTTCCATAAGAAGCAGCTCTGCGCCCTGATCGATTAGCCCTACCAAGTCGAGGATCTGATGGAGTAAACTTTGGTACAGCTATTTCTTTCTTTATATCAATAGGCACTATAGGTTTATTAGAATTCTTCCCGTTCATAGGTCTCCTCTCATATTAAAACAACGAACAATTTGTCCGACTAGTTTACCGACATCTTTTAGCGTACTTTTGAATTCACTAGATTGTTTATTAGTATTGTTTAATAAGGATGTTACACTTTCCTCTACTACAGCCTTTATAGGCATTTCACTCTGAATAATTTTATTTACAATTACAGGAGCAGCCTCTTCCTTTCCTACAAGACCCAACTTTAGGGCATCATAAGCTGAGTCATTAGCCTTAGCCCGAGACTCGATTAATTTTTCTCGTGATCTTGCTAAAAGAGGAGAAAGTGCCTCACGAATAATCTTATGACTCATAGTTCCTACCATAAATTGTTCTTCGGGACCTACTGCCCCAATATCACTAAAGTCGTCTATAGACTCAGCAATATTAGATGCTGCTAACCACTCCCCACTCTCAGTTTTTACGCCTAGTCTCCCATCAGAACTTATTTCCATAAGACCACCTAGATTATTACGTTCAATATTCTGAAAGTCAGAAATATGTTGCCCTTCTGATACTAGTCCATCAAGATACGTCTCATTATTTGAGATAATATTGGTAAGTCTATTTCTTAAATCTTGTTGATAGCCAAGAATTCCCTTATGTAGTGTATCCTCGGTAATAAAACGATTTAATTTATTCAGTTCGGGAGAGAAATGATCGATGATTTTATCGCTCCACTTATATGCCCCATCTCTAAGAAACATTAGCTTGCTGAGTGGGTCTTTCTTAGTTATAAGTTCCTCATTGATATCCGCAACTAGAGTTTCTATAGTTTTTTCTTGCGATAGAGGAGAGATAGCATACCGCATATCCCAATAGCTTTCACGATTCTCCGGTGTAATATCAAACGGTACGTTAACAAGAAAGTCTTGATGTAAGTCTGTACCGTGATAGTTTGCTATGTACTTCTGAGCTCTAGAGAGCTGAGCATCGCTATACTCTTGATTAACTATAGCCCCAATCTCGGGTTTCTTTAAAAAATCTAATGCCATTTATATATTCTCCTAATAACTGTACTGCGGACCAGCAAGTAAATCGTCTGGCGGACCTGTGGGAGTCTCAGATCCAGTACTGGTACTGCCTGCATAGTGTGCTCCAGCTACATTAGCGGCTCCTGAGGCTAATCCAGATATTAAGGCAGTTTTATATGCAGAACTAGGGCTAGCTCCAAAATATTGTCCTCTATAGTGCTCTGATATAGGAGTAAATCCAAAATCTCTAGTAGATAGTGCTCTTCTATAAGCCTCATCCCGCTCTCTACCCCTTAAAGCTGCGTTTATATTCATACCCTCACGAGCTGAATAATAATTATCCATAGAAGAACGTAAGATTGCACGAGAAGTAGCTGAGTTTGTGCCTAATCTACCCATCAATCCTGACTCTATATTACCATAAGCCTGTCGCATCTGTTTTGACATTTCAGATGAAGCATTATCCTGCCTAACTCGATCCCAGAACTTAGTCTTTTCTCGTACCTCTAATGCCTCAGCAGCAATCGCCTTATTCTTTCGCCATCTTTCTGCTTGTTGAAGAGATTGCATCCAAGATTGGTCTGCCCATTCTGAAACTCTCTTCCATTCGTCGTGTCTGAATTTTCCTATGTTAGCAGCAGCCTGATTTGAGGCTGCGTTAGCCGAATTGAAAGCACCTAATACAGCTGCTCCACCCATTATCCATAATGCTGGCATATACTACCTCCTACCATAATTTATTTTTATTTATACCCCAAGGACTTCTCTTTGGCATAGATACATCGCGTCTTAAGATAGCTCCGGATATTCTATTGCCTAGAACTCCAAGAACTCTATCCTCAGATAGCCATTGTTTAATTGTTTTCTCGTGTTGTTCAACTTTATTTTTTTCTATTACTTGATCTACATTCATATGTAACATATCGTGCCAATGATTCACCGAAGCGGCTAGAGTATCTACACGGTCGTCCTTAGGTAAGGCTCCTCTGGCATCATGCAATCTTGTGAGTTGTCTTTGAGTTTCTTCAGATACAATAACCTTTCTATCAAATACCAAGCGGTGTTGTGTCATTACTGGCTCTAAAGACTCTATCATACGGGCTTCTTTCTGACCCTTTACCCTATATTCCTCTATCCCTAAGTTACCGCCACAGATTTCACTGGCAATGGGAGCCAATAGCTGACAGAACATAGCATCACCAAAGTTACTTTCGATATATACTAGCTTGATATTATAATCTCTAGCTATTTTACAAATCTTCATCAGAGTAGCCCTATCATAGCCGCCATCAAGTCCTAATAATTCATGAATAAATACATAGCCATTAGCAAAAGAGCTAACACAGACTCCTGTTTCATCTCTACCACGACCAGATGGATCTATATACATCACAGTCTGAGTATACTTCGTGTAGTTATCAGATACCCACATAGGTTCATAAACCATATCTCCAGCCATACCAAAGGATGGCACTCTTTTCATAGGAGAAGAGTTAGCCCATACTATTTTCTCGGGACAGACATCCTTATTAAGATCTATAACAATAAGATCCGCTAATCGAAGGGGGTATTTCTCAGCATCGGCGAGAGAGGTGTCTAGCTTGTAGTGGAGAGCGAATAGCCTCGGACCAATCTTAGCCTTCCTCTCTAACAGAACGTCCTCAGGGAAGCGTTCCGGCTGCGTAGGAGCCCCACAGTCTAGCCCTGTTTCCCAGACCCATTCATTAATGTCTTCACACTCTGATGGATTATTCCTGTCAGGCACAACTGCCGGGAATTTAGTGACGGGATAGCCATCTTTAAGCTGATTATAGATAGAGTCCCTTATCTGGGGAGTACCTAGAAAGATTACCCTACCACCTACGTTCCGTATCTGCTCAAATTCAGCCACCTTATTAAGTAACTTTCCTCTAGCATTAGCCGTCTCACAGTTTCCTTCGATCTCTATGTCGTCACCGATAACAAAGTCGGCATGTGATCCTGTAATCTGGCTAGTAATACCTCTAGCAAAGCATGATTTATCTTGACCAATCTTAGTCCTACATCCCACATTAAAAGCAAAGGCATTATCTGTCGTTTCATCTCCAGGTATTAGGTGCTGACAGTACGGAACCAAATCTAAGATCCGCCTTGTCATAGATATAAACTCTGTAGCTTTGTTTCCTGTCGCCGAGACAACCATAATAGTAGCATTAGGATTCTTTAATAGAAACCATGAAGCTAAACAAGCCGTAATAACAGATTTACCGAAGCCCCGTCCAGCCTGTAATTGCATATCCTTATTCTTTCCCTGAAGAGCATCAGCCATAGCATACTGTGCCGCTGTTGGCTCCCCTATACCTAGATGTTTGAAGCATGCCCACATATGATTGCGAAAATCTTCTAACATTTCTGGGGGTGTATTCATTAAGTTACCTCATATACAGTACAGTTAGTTTGAGTACCCCCTGTTTTAAAAAACCGAATGGGTATAAAAATTGGATCATGACTTACTAAAGCCTTAATTACAACTTCTGTACTAGTGGATCCATCGGGCTTACAGAAGAAAACATCTGCTTCGGTAGGACCGCCAGCATCATTCACAATTAAAACCCCTTTATTTTTTGTTGCAGTCGTTGAAACTGCTATTGCTACTGCACTATTATACATATGGTTCTCCTTTAATATTTCTTTTTAATCTTCTTACCAGTCTTCTTAGCGTAAGCCTTGGCTTTCTTCTTTCCCTTAGATGTATAAGCAAATGTCTTTTTTCCTACTTTTGGCATTATGAAGCCTCCCTTTTAAATGGTATACTATCCTTAAATTTATCTTCTAGATATGTTAGAGTCTCTTCTGGAATTGCATCCAGCTGTTCACGATTATCTGTAATGATTCCTCGAATGACTTGATATAACCCAGGTGTACACTTATCCATATCGTTTAGATCTTCAAGCATTCTAGTAACTAGAAGATCTTGAAGTAACGCTATTCGTTTAGACTTATTGGGTACCATCAGCAGTGCCTCCTGTATAGGTTGTATGGCTATAGTTTCTATAATAAGCATACGTAGACGCACTACCTCCCCAAGCACCAGCAAGCCAAGTACTATAATAATTATGGCTAAGAGAATTATCATAGAAGGAATTCCAGTTACTTCTAGTACTATGATCTGTAGAAGGATTACAAACCATGGAATAATAACCACCCCTCACAGCATTACCAATCCAACGATGAGAATCCATCCAATACTGATTATGGATGCCAGTCAAGCGTATACCATATGTTCTATATGTATAGGTAGAGGCATTTATATCATTCCATTTAATGTATAGATGTGAAAAACGATTATCTGTATGTACGCCCTGATCATCCTCCGCGACCTGATTTATCTGTATACAAGCATCACCCATTCCATATACAAGCCAGGTATTCTTACCTTCCGCATCCATCCATTTAGTATTGGGTACTTTTTTAAATATATCAGACTGATGATACATAGATAGCTTATTCCAACCAATACTCATGCAATCTATTGTTCTTTGTTGCTGATAACCACACCGTACCTGTATTGGTCTTCGCATACATTGTATGTTATTATGGTCAATTTTAGGCTGGTTACTATTTAATTTAGTGCCAATAGAACCCGTCTTAAAATCAATATGTACTCCAGTCCTCCAAGAAATTATCTGGTTTCTAGATATATCAAAACTGCAGCATTGAGCAGGAGAACCCTTAGGAGTAAAGTCGAGGGTTTCATTCATATTTCCATAAGACATGTCGAGTGGTCCAATAGCAGCTGGGTATTGCATATCTGCATCATAGCGTCCCCTTCGTCCGCCTCCTTCAACACATAGACTTATACCGTCCTTACACGTCGGTATAATTAGATTCTTTGAATTCGTATTATATAACTCTAAGCCGCCATCCGGATTAACCTGAAACCCCTCAGCATTAGAACCGTAGCCAGCAACACTTAAGTTTTCTACAAGACCAGTCCAATATGTTCCATCTGGTGTTTCGTCGACTAGTTTACTACCTCCGCCAATAATATTATCTGTAATCCGTAATTGGAATCCAGAAATACTTATACCTGTAGAATTAAATAAACTTCTTTCATTACCGTTATTATAATAACCCCCCGCATAAATCCAGTTAGTTCTAGGATTATAATTTTGTATACTAATCTTATTATTACATATATCTGAATCGATTATACTAGGCTGACGAAGGAGTGAAGTACCCCAGCCATAATTAGGCTGCACTATACCCCTTACTATATTAGTCATAGTATTATCTATAATACTAATATCATAATTAGCATGATAATCTGCTTCATTCTCAGCAAATAAGATTCCGCTCATACCTCCAGTAAATTCACAGCCCTTAATCTTGATATTTCTACAGCCTTCCATAGTTATATAAGCATGGGCTTCTTTCATACAGCCCCCTGTAAAGGTGCAGTTTTCAAACGTAATGGAATCACAGTATAATAACTTAACCGCATTTAACCATCCCTTGAAATGACAATTACGGAATGTAATATTATGGGCATACTTTAATGAGATACCTACATTCTCTCCATAGGAAACCATAACATTTTTCCCGCCAGTTGAAGCAGAACTTGACCATGTTCTACTATTACTCATCGCTGCATTAACTTCATTAGTTTCATCATCAGTATCTATTGTAATAACCCTAGAGCCATTTACATCAGTATACAGATCACTAGATCCCGTCTTGAGACCAGCTGTAATAGAGCTTCGAATTTCTGCATCAAAGGTTATTGTATCTGCCATTCCATGATCTCTAGGTAAAACCATTACAAAGTTACCTGTTCCGGATTCGGTATTAATTTGATCATTAGCTAAGTGCCATGTTCCAGTATTCAAATCTTCAAAGGTCATATTCTCAAAGACCTGATCTTTCACCTGAGGAGAAGTTCCGCCCGTGAAATTAGTATTACTTGCGATAGCAGTACTTACTGCTAAAAGAGTTCCTGTTATAGTAGTGTTGCCTGTCTGACCAACACCTACTTGAGAAATAACAATAGTATCAGGATCAGTTCCAGTAGCGTGTACAGTTGTAAAACTAGCATGAGCGTGGATTGCAGCATTTAGATTTACTAGAAATGTAGCTAGAGTAGCACTGTAATCAAAGGTTACACCACTACCACCCGAAGATACACATGTAAATGTAACTAAGTCACCATCTGGTTCTTCTAGTATTATAGTTTTTCCAATAGCATCAGTAGAAACAGTCACACCATCAGCAGGGCAGGTAATCGTAGCAGTAGCCGCAGTAGCAGTCCATACTGGAACTGTAATTTCCTCATTATGTTCAATAAGTCCTGTTATAGGGTATCTTAGAGTAGCCATTCCTGTGGCTCTATCATAAGAATCTACAATATTCATCTCTCCGCCATAACATTTTGTAGTCCCGTCTTCCCAGCCCCAAACTGGAGCTTCATTTTGTAGATCCTTATCAGTACCTGTCCTGATTAAAACACCGGGATAGATAAGTGAATTTGCCTCGGTAGAAAGAAGCTTTATTCTATGTTCTCCATAGCCTGCATCCATGCCTGCTTCATTAGCAAGATGGGCAGTATTTTCTGTAATAGTCCCTGTATCTATTAATGTTCTACCAAGCACGTTTACTTCATTACACTGTAGTGTACCGTTTTTATAGGTAATACCTCTTTTGGATGAGGCTGTTAATCTGGCGGCGGCTGGTGCCGCATTAGTCGTAGCACTACATAAGTATATACCATCCTTAAAGTCCAGATCCCTTACCGTATTTCCATCTGGATTTACTCCGTCATAGTATCCCAGAGTAGCATGAGTCCAAGCAGCCAAGACATCAACACTTTCGTCGGCACTACCATCGAATACGGCAGAGCCTACAGTAACAGATAGGTTGGTGATATCGGCTGGGTTATCAACTGGTACTAGATCGCCATCTCCATTAAACTGTAGAATCTTACCAGTACCTAAGCCAGTAGTATTTACATCATCTAGAGCATTGATACTACTACCTGTAGTAAGGACTTGTTTAGTATAGTCCACTGTTTCCAGTCTTAAGGGCTCCCACGAGTCGGTATCCCAAACTATCATATTGCCGCCTGTATCATCTGTATCGGCTTCTACATCACTAAGTTCTGAAAGCTTAGTTCCAGAAATCTCCTGTTGTACAAAAGCTGTAGTAGAAACCTTAGTAGTACTATCAGCTGCACTTTGTGTTACAGCTACCTGTGCTGTATTAAGTGCAATAGTACCGTCAGCCCTAATCACTTGAACCTGTTCTATCTCTACCCAAGCAGCACCATCATACCGTATGATATCCCCAGCTTCTAAGTTCAAGCCATCAAAGTTATCCATGACACCAGAAAAACTACCTGAACTTCTTATGATATCATAAGTATCTCCAGCACTGGGATCAGTAGGTTCCGCTGTTGCTTCTTCCGCAGGGTGTAAGTCAATCGTTCCCTTATATGTAAACCCAGTACCTAGAGCAGCAATCTTTTGATCAAGAGTATATCCTTGCTTAGCCGATAGAGGCTTTGCTGTTTCAGTTGAAGATGTTAGGTTATCTATGGTATCAGCCTTAAGATCACCGCTTTCATCGAAAGCAAGACCACTATCTGCACCATCAACACCCGCAAGGTCTACCTGTATAGGTGCGGCAGACGTACCATCACCCTCAATACCGTCACCTACGGAGTTACTAAGCGTAGCTGAGCCGATGTATGAATTAGATATCGTACCGTCTGCCTCTAGTGGACATATGCCGCCAGGTTTTCCAACAAAGGGATCTAGTGTATGTTTATTATCCTGCAATGCAGATAACTCTTGAGATATATTCAATAGCTGGAGTAGTCCGTGGTTTAATTGGGCTGCAGTAATCCTTGATCCCGCAGTCCAATTAATATAATTAGTTAAGTCCTGTGTTTTTCTTAAAACATATACTTGATGAACATCTTTATCAAACGTAGGAAGCTGTATACTTGTAACTGTACCATCTACTGTTCTAGAATAGACGTAATCTGCAGCAACATCAGACATAATAACCTTACCGTCGCTGATAGTATACATAGAACTACCTGGTGCTGAGCCATCTGGCAGCGTCCAAGCACTCCAAGCCTCTGCACCAGTAAGTAATGGGCTAGGTGTAGATGCTATTGTACTAAAATCAAATTGACGTATAACAACGATTTGTTCCTCAGGTGTAATTTTAGGATCTAAGTTTAGGGACGAAATAGAAGTACTATATTTTGTACCAGATACTGGATCTAATACCCAATCTGTAGTACTGCCAACTACGGGTGCCCATATTACCCCAGCTGGTTGTGATTGATTGTCATATGCCATTTGTTATTACTCCTTAACGTCTCTCAAGTAAACTGTCACGAACATTAAACTTAGCTCGTGACTCTATATTTGTTATATTAAAAGTTACAGGATACTCTGACTCTATTTTTATATCTAATTCACTAGATAAGCCAAAAGCCCTAACTAAAAACTCTCCGTCCTGTTCTATATTTTCAAAAGGAAATGGTGTATCTCCTGTAGTTCCTACGTAAAAAGGAACAAAATTAAATATTGTCTCCAGTCTACCCCTACGGGAAAGCTTTAAATCATAGTTACCTGAGTGCGAATGTCGTAGTGATATGCTGCGTAAATTGAGCACCCCATTCAATACATTATTTTTATCATCTCGAACAAACTGTTCTGATAATTGCACAATAGATTTAAAACTTGTTCCTACTACTATATTATTACCTACAGTATTTCCACGTATACTAATAGTTGTAGTTAAATCTTCATTTACAGTCGACTCAACATCTAATATAATCCCTGCCTGTATACCACCTACAACTATACCTTGATCTATATTAGGAAAGACACCTCCGATTGTATACATAGTTATTCCTGAGTCAGGAAGCCATTCTCCGTTCCCTACTCTAACCGATAGATCAAGTACTGGTTTACTGTAATCAATATTAGTTGAATCAAGCTCCATTGTTATCATTTGTGTATTATCTGCACCGTCCTGTTTAATGATTAGATATAATAAATTCTCAAAAACTTGTAAGTGCTGAACATGGATATTCGGATTCAATACATGTTTAAAGAAAGCGTTTTGAACTACCTGATCACCCGAAAATCTATTAGTATATGTAAAGATTTCATTGTCAACATCACCATCTACAAAATAAATAGAATTGTGAGAAGGAGAAGTAGTAATCGCTAGTGGATTATTTGGTAGATAGCCAGGACAATGAGTAGATACATCTACAGCCTGATTTATATTAGTTTGGCTTTGACCGAAGTAAATATAAAGCCTTTCTTTTGCAAAGAAATATATTTGGTTGCCCATAAGTTGGGGATCTATCTCAGCAATAGTAGAATAAAAAGTAGTGGGTGCAATTTCAGCTGTAAAAGGTGTGATCTGATTCTCAGAACCAATAAGCTCAAACTGTGTATCTCCAGCCGAATTTAAAAACAGGTAGTCATTAAACGGTACCATTGAATGAATAGGAGAATACTTATTAGAGCTTACACTAAGATCAATTGGATCTGTAGCAACAATAGTTCCTGGATCTTTAATCCAGAAGTTGTCCCAATTCCCCAGCCTACTAGAGAATAGCTTATCACCCGCCGCTAAGAATAATCTATCACGATAAAACGCTATCGATGTTAAAGCTACTTGAACAGCCTTATCATCCCCGTCCCTAAAAGGACTGGGACCAGGATTAGATGCTTCAGTACCGCTTTGTCTTGGATCCCAACCTACCTTGCGTAGCATCCACGTACCCGTATCTGAATTATAGTCTAACTGCATAGGCATACGCTTATTATCTATGATAGACATGCTATCAGGTGTTCGTATATTGTGTAAATAGGGCTGTGTGTCAGTACTTTTAACACGATAATAACCCGGAGTCATTGAACCGTATGTAGAGGTGAAGTAATAAACCTTACCTCTGCCATCTGCATCTCCTACATTTGGATATAGCTTTCTTAACATCGGCTCCGCATTATTGAAATCGATAGTATCAGAACTATCAGGAGGAAGCCGCAGTTTAGATACATCTGTTACAGCCTGCCCTAAGTATAGTGTGTCAGCATCTGGATAAACATAATCCTTCACAGGAATATGCTCTGTATATCTAGGCTCATTGGTAAGAGAATCTCTAACTCGCTGCCACTTATTTACCCGCCATATTGAATCTGATCCATCTGCGGTAACACACCGAATCTGTATTGTACCGGGGAGGGTTGTAAGTACCGTGTCTAATGGATCTCCAGTAATAGCGTCTTCATTTCTAAAAGTGCCCCAACCAGCAGAAGGAGTACCTCCCTCTACTATATAATAAGTATCACCAACTGCTGTATCTGCAGGTAAAGCTATATCATCCTCAATATTCTCGATAGTACCCCTGTCTGTATCATTTCTATAAGCAAAATATGGATGTAGACTATTACTACCATCATTAGGTTGAAGAGCCTGTCCATCTAGTTGTTCAGAAACTTGCCATATTCCCTTATATTTAACTTCATCAGGATGATCATCACCTTTATCAATAACTTGATCTCCTGGTATATAGAAAGAATAATTACTCCATATAGTAGCCTCACCCCTACGATCTACAGGAGCCGCTGTTTGATAGACAACCTCTCTACCTGTATCATCTAAAATATCTCCAAGTGTTCCGTCTAGATTATATAGATTATTTTCTATACCATCAGAAGTAAAGCCTGCCTTAACCTCAGTATTTAATATTAATAGACTAGTACCAATAGCTACAGGCTTAAGATTATTATCCGATGTTTCACCCATATAAGTAAGATAGTAATAACAGTCTGTCTCTATCGTAATATTCATACTATCAACTTTTTCTAATGCACCGCTCTCTCTAAGCTTATAAATCTTTAAGAATTCAGAATCAATTTCACCTGTCTTATCTAAACATATTAAGAATCTATCCTTTGAACTTATAGCAAACCATTGATGCCATGTATTACCAGAGTATACGCCTAAGTCAACAGGATTATTCGCTACATCTAATACTATATCTGTACCAGACCTTCTCTCAATAGATTTTTCCAATGTACAAAATACATTTTCTAAAGTCTGCGCTTCAGTAGGCAATCTTTTAGAGGGAGCCTGCCTACCAACACCACCCGAAAGAGTGTTAATTGGAATAACAGTTGGAATATATTTTGTCATCCGCCTCTATGTCTCCAGAATCTAAAGCGAGCTGGATCATTACCTCCGCTAGCAAATCTATTTAATGCTCTATTAATTTCTGGGCTACCAGAACCAAAGATTAAAGCACGTCTATCGTTTATGTCAGAAGCACGAGCTTTTGCTCTATGTAAAACCTCTGCCTCTCCTAAATATCTATCGGTAATATCATCACCCTGTACAATTAGTTGATACTGTCTCATAGCATTAGCTAAGATACCTCTCTGTGAAGGAGTAGATAAGTCATCCCAAGATAGATTTGATATTATTTCTACCTTCCACTCAGTATCCGCCTTCCAAGTATAAGTATCCTCAACAATATTGTATAGTCTTTTTTGACGATCAATACCTAAAATTCTATTTCCATCGGTATCTTGGTGGCTGGATACAAGCTCAGCACATAAAACATTATCAGGAAGATTAATATTACCAGCACTTGCTAGTTTATATTTCTTAACAAATTTATTATTTGCCATTCCCCTTAGTTGAAAGTCTTGTGCTGCCTGGTCTAATACAAACTCTGCAAGACCTGTGTCTATACCAGAGTTACCCTCAAGATCAGCTACAATGCTTTCTCCTGAGGTCAATAACATTTGATTAACAGCATCAAGCCGTGAAATACTACCCATGACCACCTCCTTATAAAAAAAAGGTCCCTTACCTCAGAGAGGCAAGGGACCCGATGTATATAATAATTAAATTATAAACTAATGTTACACTACTGCGTACTCTGCACCTGCGCCAGCAAGATCGAGCCCAGTTCCAGCAGCTGCAACGTCTGTACGAGTTGGAGTTGCATCCGTAGGCTCGTACCCTGAGAACAGAGCAACACATTCTGGACGAAGAACGCCCGTACCATTCATCGTTGAAGCAACGGTGAAC